ATAGAAGTTATTCCTAACCTGCAGTTCTCTGACAAAGATATGAAAGGGCAAGACTTCGCACAGTTAATCGCAGCTAAGAACACAGGATTATTACCGCTATCTGATAAAACTGTTCACACTATCTTGAAAGACCAAGGTTATACAAAATTGTCTTACGAAGAAGAACGTAAGTTGATGGAAGAAGATGATTTATCTCCACCTATTGAAGTTACTGATAGTTTAAGTAACGGCGTACAACAACCGACAGCATCAATGAATGTTGACCGTGTTACCGTGAATAATGAACCGATTAACGGAGATTAAACTGAAGCACGACAGTAAATGTTGCAATATGTGGTTTAAGGAAGCCTCGAAAACTCCGTAACTTTCTCAGGGTTGGGTTTTCGAGGTGGCAGTAAAGGGTAAGAAAAGTTAGTGAAATATCTTATCGCCGTCTTAATTTAAGATTCAACCTGGAGTTGATATAAAGAGAATCTAGCATCGACCTGTGATGAGCAGACACAGGATACTAAAAGGCTCAACTTACCGAACCAATGGTGGTTCAAAAATCGAACAATGGTGTTCACAAAATAGAGAGAATTTGCAAATGGCTTTAAAATACGAAGTAACAAGTTTAGATGAAATTGACGAAACTTTACACAACTTATATCAACCAATTGCTGATGGTAGCAAGTATGTGTTGGATGTAGAAGGTGTGAAACCCTTAACGGAGTTTAATAAAGTTTATAGTTCATTAGAGAAAGAACGTAATGACCATAAACAAGTTAAACAACGATTGAGTGCGTTTGGTGAATTAGAACCTGAAACAATTCAACAGCAATTAGCACGAATTAGTGAGTTAGAAGAATTAGCGAAAGGTTCAGCAATTGATGATGCTAAATTAGATACAATGGTTAATGCACGTTTAAATGCGAAGATTCAACCGTTAGAATCTGAAAAGAATTTATTAGCGCAACGCGCACAGGAATTAGAAAAACAAGTCTCCAAGTACACAGAACTTGAACGTCAACGTCGAATGGCTGATGAGTTTTCGGCTAAAATTAAAGCGGCTAAAATTGACCCACGCTTTGAAGAAACTATCATGTTAAAGGCAGAACGACTATTTGCTGAAACAGAAGATGGTAAATTCTTAACGAAAGACAACTTACCTAATGTGACAGGCTATATGCCGTTTGAAGTGTGGTTGACTGAACAACAAGTCTCAAATCCACATTATTGGGGTGACAATATCGGTGGTGGAGCGAGAGGTTCTAGTACGCAATCGTATAGAGGTAAAAATCCATTTGAAGGTGGTTTCAGAGGTGATGTGACCGAACAAATGCGTTTAGAACGTGAACAACCTGCGTTAGCGGCTCAGTTGAAAAAAGCGGCTGGTTTGTAAAATAAAGTTGACAATTCTGTGGAAGTGTGAAATAATCTTCCACAGAATATCTTATTAACTAAATTATAAATAGTTTCGTTACTAAGATTCATTTCTTTTGTTGGTTCTTGTTTTCATTTTTATCCTCCTACACCTCAACCTCTATATTGAAATTCAATATAGAGGTTTCTTTTTATTCATCGAAAATAAATTTGACATCTGAGCTAAATAATGCTTGACTTTTAAATGGTTTTCGTGTAGCATACAGCGATAAATCTACATGGGTAGATACAATACACAATCACTTTTAATCACACATGGGTGGAGATGAAATATGAATAAACAACTAATTTAATAAAGGATTTTTAATCATGGCAGTTACACAAATTTCGGACATTATCGTCCCTTCAGCATTTACAAGTTATACACAGTTAATTACTCAAGAAAAGACTAAATTATTGCAGTCAGGTGCGGTATCTCGTGACCCGATGTTAGACGCATTTTTGGCAGGTGGTGGTAACATCGAAACTATGCCAGCGTTCAATGATTTATCGTATTCTGCTTCAAACGTATCAAGCGATACAGGTGCTGACAGCACACCAGACAAAATCGGCTCAATTCAACAAATCGTTCACCGTTTATCACGCAACAAATCATGGGCAACTGCTGATTTAGCGGGTGATTTAGCGGGTGCAGACCCAATGGGCGCAATTGTTGCTCGTGCAGGTACTTATTGGGCGCGTGAATTACAACGTATGTTAATGGCAACATTGAAAGGTGTGACATTAGCTAACGTAGCAGCTAACGGTAGCGATAGTACTTTAGACATTAAAGGTGCGGCTTACGTTGCTGGTACAACAAACTTTCAAGGTGAAGTATTCTTAGATGCGTTGTCATTGAAAGGTGATTCATTCGGTGAAATGGGTACGTTAGTCGTTCATAGTCGCGTGTACTTCCGTATGCTTAAAGAAGATTTGATTACCTTTATGCAAGATTCAACGCAAAATACATCTATTCCGACTTATATGGGTTTGCGAGTTGTGTATGACGATGGTGTATTCAATGCTTCTGGTGTGTACCATTCGTATGTGTTAGGTAACGGTTCAATTCGATTAGGTTTAGGTACTCCTAAAGTTCCAACGGAAGTATTCCGCAATCCTGCTGCATATAACGGTGGTGGTTTAGAAACCTTATTCAACCGTAATGAATTCGCTATTGCGCCATTAGGTTACACATATGCAGGTTCATTCTCTGGTGGCGGAGCGTCTAATACAACATTAGAAACGGCTGGTTCTTGGACTAGAGTTTACCCTGAAACCAAACAAGTTCCTATGGTAACTATTATCACACGCGAACACGCTTAATTCTATTAAGAATACCGACTTATTACAATAAGTCGGTATTCAACACAACGGAGATACTATGAATTTATTAGAAACTTTAAAAGCACTAGACCCTACAGACGATTCGTTGTGGACGGATGACGGTTTACCTGCTTTAGATGCGGTTAAAGCGATTACAGGTGATAAAAAATTAACTCGTCAAGCGTTAAACGATATTGCGTTAGGTCTGACTCGTACTAATGTGGCTGAATATACACCTTTAACAAAAGCGACGGATGTTCAACCTGAAGAAGTTATTGTAGAAGAAACAGTAGAATTAGATGACCGAATCGCAAGAGAACGTGAAGCTGTAGCAGGGTTTTTACAAACGGCTACAGAACAGCGTTTATCGGATGCTGAGAAATTAGCGAAATTACAAGCGACAGGTTTATCAATGGCTGAAATTATTCGCTTGGTTACTAAACGGAACTTGAAAAATGTCAGAGTCGCGTAATACGTTCTTTGAAACAGTTACTGTTAATGCTGATGGAACGCAAAAGGTAGTTTATTCTGATGCAACCACTACAGCTAAGAGAAGTCAAACTGTGTACGCTCCTGCTAATTCTCGTATCTGCGTGAATGTTAGCGGTACAACCACTGTGCTGATTAAAAGCAATCCATTTGGCGTTGATGCGATGGATGTTACATTAACGACTTTGAGCGCATCAGGAGAGTATCTACTTCAATACGCAGCAATGATTGTAGTTCATGTAACTGCTGTATCAGGTACAGTAACTGCTATTTTAGTACCAGGTGATGACTGATGCCGTTAAAACAAGGTTTCAGTAAGAAAACTATTTCTGCTAACATTAGAACAGAAATGAAATCTGGCAAACCACAAAGCCAAGAATTCGCAATTGCTCTTTCTGTGGCTAAGAAAGCGAAAGCTAAACGTAAGAAATAAGGAGTAATTTATGCCAGCTAAATGGGTAAACACAAAAGTATTTGATAGTGGTTTAAACTACATCACGAGTAACTGTGCGAAGATGGTGTTACTAAAAACATACACTGCGGGGCATGATTTTAATACTGTGAATGTAACAAATAACATCGCAGAAGTCGCTTTCACATCTGCTGATTTTCAAGCGATTAGCGGAGCATCGAATAGAACGCTAACCACATCAGCTACACAAAAATCAGCAACATCTGCACCAGGTTCAGGAGCAGCTCCAGACCTTCACATTGCTTATATTTCAGGTACAGAAGTATTATGGGTAACTGATGTTACGAATGACCAAGTAATTACTGCGGGTAATACGGTTAATTTTCCAACGTCAGTAGCTTTAACATTGAACCAACCAACCTAGGACTAACCCATGACGTTGAAACAAGAAATAGAATCGCGTGGTTTGACTGATGACGCTGAAATCGTTGATTTTTTCAACGTCAAATCCGTACCAGCAAAAGGTTCAATCGAAACAAAACTCATCAAGCAATACCTGATTCTGCGTGACCTAAGAGTTGCAATTAAGAACGGCACAAGTGTCGCTTGTCAGCAAGTCAACTTGGCTCTTAACGACTTCGATACTTTCGATTGTTCTAATCCAATGATTCTCGCAAAACTAGAACAAGTATTGGACGATTTGATTGCCGACACACTTGTTCCTGCTTTCGTTCAAGCAGATAAAGATTACATTTTATCGTTAGCTGATACGCAGATTAGCTTGGCGGAATCGTTAGGTTTAACTGTGACGTTTGAAACCGTTGCACACGCTTTGAGAGGTTAATATGCCAACTACTGCAAAATTAGAAGTTCAAACAAAGTCAGCCGCGCTTACACTATCAACAGCCGTAGCATCCGTAGCATCGTCAGGTTATACGATTTCAAACGCTGTTAGCACAACAGCAAATAATCCGATTGACGTGATTGTTGAAGTTGAAATCACAACTACAAGCACAGCTCCTGTAACAACCAGCAACCAGCAGTTTGTAGTATTCGCAGTTGCTAGTGTTGATAATGGAGCAACATTTGGAGGTTCAAGTAATGCGACTATTGAACCTGCCGACGAAGCGTCAATGCGGTTTTTAGGTACTGTGTCAATGAGGACTGCGTCAAGAACCTATCGCAACCAATTTAGTATTTTTTCTGCGTTTGGCTTTGTTCCTGATGCCTTTAAAATCATTTTAAAGAATGAAAACGGGCAAGTTGTGAACGGTGGTGCAGTCTATACAGCAGAAGTATTCGGTACTTCGGTCTAAGTCATGTCAGATTTAATTCTGAATAAAGTTAGAACGAGTAATCCACAGTCGTCCAATTTCAAGCACTCTGATTGGTGGATTATTGCGTTCACTGGCACGCTGAATCCGTTAGCATTCTCACCTGGAAAAATGGTGCGAGTTGTTCCGCAGTATTTCGGTGGCGGTTCAGTCGTTTACTCTCAAAGCGGGGCAGGGGCATCTTACGGTATAGGTTATGCCCTTGACGTATCAAATAGAACTTACAGCCCTGGTAGCTTTGGGTCGTTATCCATCGCTGTTGCTTGTAATATCAGCAACAATACACCTGCATCCCCTGCTCCGCTTGTTGGAAATACCTTTGGCAATGCGGCGCAAGCCTACTCTTACGACATCTATATTGATAGTGCAGGACTTATTCATTTTACTGTTCATACCGACGTTGATATTACAACAAGCATAAGCAAGGGTGAACACACTTTTGCATTAAGCGTTGTCGGAAAAGCAGTAACAGCGATTGTGGATGGTAAAGTTGTCGGCACGGCTACAACGCAGTTCACAGATTACACATCAGGTCTACTTAATCTCGGCAAATACTCAGGTAACACTAAAGCTGGAGTAGCATACGGTACACAAGTCGGCGTTTTAAGTCACAAACTTACAATGCTGTCGAATAAGAAAATACCTGTTGTCGAACTGTTAGAATTAACTAAAGACCCCTGGCAAGTTTTTACCTCTGAACGCCGTATTTTAAGTTTTGATTCTGTTGTTGCGGGTGGTGGGACTGTTGATTTAATTGGTGCAAATTCAACATCATTGTGTGATAGTTTATCAAGTAATGTTAGTCAAATTCATGGATTATCTTGCGTAGCTGCTTCTTGTGATTCAGTAAATCCTAATGTATCAATATCTCAGGTTCATGTTTTAGCAGGTTCTAGCTCCAGTAGTACAACAACTTGTCCTACAGTATCTATATCACAAGGAGCTTTATCGCTATCTGCGTTAAATACAGTTTGTGATTCAACATCTTCTAATGTTCAGATTAGACAAGTGCATAGTTTAGCGTCAAGTAGTTGTAGTTCTAGTATTACATCAACTAACGCTCAAGTTATTCAGACCCACGTCTTAGTCGGTTCTAATACAACTACCATCAGTACTTCTGCTAATGCAACAGCTAATCAAATTCATTCACTAGCTACAAGTGGAAATAGTTCGACTTCAACGAGTTCTAATGAACAATTAACACAGGCTCACGTTTTACAAGGTTCAAGTTGTGTAGGTAATTCAACAAGTAGTTCTATTACAGTAAGTCAAGGTTTAGTTATAAGTCTTACTGGAACTAACTGTGTTACTGAAAGTAACTGTTCAACGAGTCAATTATCACAAGCGCACAGTTTAACGACTTCATCGTCAAATATGACATCTGAATCCGCTAACACTTCGATTAGTGTGACAGGAGTTGTTAATTTAATTGCTTCTGCGTGTAATATAGCGTGTGAAGTAGTAAGTACACAAATAAGTCAAGTTATAGAATTAAGCGCAGCAATTAGTCAAATTTTAACAAATTCAAGTTCTGGTGCGATATTTTTACCTGATGGCTATGTACCATCGCTAACTAGAACAAACTCTGTAGTAGGCGAAGTTCGATTAGTTTCGCTACCAATAGAAAATAGAAGGTTTACATTATGAGTTTTTGGAACACAGACAATCCGCTAAAACCGACAGGAATTAAAGACCCTGATGCAATTTTAGATTATCCGATTGATTTTTCAGGTTGGTTATTAGATATTAACGATACTTATCTTACTCATACAGTCTACACGAGCGAGGGTTTAACTTGTGATTCGAGCGTTGAAGTTGCAGGTGTTATTTCACCGTTTATCTCAGGTGGCACACTCGGAACAACAGAATGGTTCACGATTAGAATTTCAACAGTCGGTGGAAGAACTGATGACAGAACATTTTATTTGAAAATAAAACAACGATGAATGAGCTGTTATTCTACGCACATTTAGCGGATAAATCGTATGAGGATGAATTGTGTTTAGAAGGATTTACGACACAGTTTATCGACACTCAAGGATGTCAAGCCTACATTTTGACGAACACAAAGAACCAATACGTTGTGTTCAGAGGAACAGATGAATTAAGGGATTGGTTCGTCGATTTATCATTTAAACCTACTTGCGATGGGATTCAAAGTGGGTTTAATAAATATGCCAATGTAATTGTGTCTAAACTAATTGATGAAGTTGATATATCGAAAGAAGTTGTTTTTATCGGTCACAGTTTAGGTGGAGCAGTTGCGTTGATTTTATCGCCGTTATTTAACGCTAAGGTAGTTAGTTTTGGTAGTCCTAGAGTTGGTACAGAGAAGTTTATAAACGTCTTGTCAGACGCAAAAATAGACCATTTACGAGTAGTTAATAGATTTGATTATGCACCGTACATTCCAATGTATCCTTACAAACATTATGGTAAAAAAATAACATTAAAAGGTAATCAGATTCTATTCGCGCACAATATGACTTCTTACATTAAAAACATCAATAAGTAGTTGACAAAGATTAAAAATAATGGTAAAATCGGAGAATCACAATATAATTAAAATAAATTGGAGTTAATATGGCATTTGTAGTAGAAGATGGAACTGGATTATCGAATGCTAACTCGTATTGTGATTTAACATTCGCAGCGTCTTATTTTGAAGATAGGAACGCAGTGACTTGGGATGTGTTAGATGACGATATTAAAAAAGCATCTTTAATTCTTGCGACAGATTATATTGAAATGCGATTCGGAAGTCAACTACGAGGTGTTAAATTTAATTTGTTACAATCGTTATTCTACCCAGCGACTCTCACATCAGGTTTACCAATTGATACGTTCATTTACGATGAACTCGACCCGACATTAGTTTTAGGCGTAGACATTCCTACTGCTATTAAAAAAGCTACTTGTGAATACGCGATTAGAGCCAGTAAAAATACGCTCATTAAAGACGTTGCATCAGACGCAATGGTCAGTAGTCGTGTTAAAGTCGGTTCGATTGAAAAAGAAACTAACTTCGGTTATAACTCAAGACGTGCCGATTTATTTGCATCCTACCCTACGGCAGATTTACTAATTAAGCCGTATCTAAAATCAAATCCAACACAGGTGATTCGATGAACTGGTCTGAATTAGTCACAACGGCTGACGATTTAATTACTGAATTCGGACAAACCATTACCGTTACACGAAACACTTATGGTGAATATGATGTTGATACTGGCGAAGTTCCTAATACAGTCACTACGTTCAAACTAAAAGGTGTGTTGTTTGATTACGGTGAAAAAGAACTAAATGGAACAACTATTTTAAAAGGCGATAAGAAACTTCTCGTTCAACCAACAGGTATTTCGAGTATTGAAAACACAGATATTATTACTGTGAATAGTAAAGACTACGCTGTTGTGAATGTGATTGAAACGAATCCAGCAGGAATAAATTTATTGTTTGAAGTATCGTTACGAGGAATTGCGTAATGAATCTGAATCAGTTGGAAGGGTATTTCACGAAGAAGGTTCACGACAGAGCAAAGGTTATTGTGGATAACACACTTAATCTGATGGTTGACGAATTGATGTATCGTTCGCCTGTAGGACAGCCTGAAAAATGGACGATGTATGAACCTACAGATGATTACACACCTGGTAAATATAAAGCGAATTGGATATATTCAACAGGTTCACCAGAATATGAATACTTTAATCACGAAGATGATAGAGATGATTCGTTTCAAGAAAGAGATACTCCAACAGGTAGATTGTTAAAATCGCACATATCTCAAAATAAATTGCTATTTATAAAACATTATTTTACAAATAGCACACCTTACGCTAATGCTGTTGAGTATGGATATGTGTCTTGGCAATCTAAGCACAATCCGCAATCACGTTCATTTCCCCATGCAGTAGCGGGATTGGTTGCACAAGAAACACCTTCATTACTCAATAAAGCGAAACGGATGTCGAAATGAGCCAAATATCAATTCGTTCTGCATTAGAAACTCAATTAAATACGCTCACACCGAAAATAGCTACGCAATTTGAAAACGTAGCGTTCACACCTGTTACAGGTATTCCATATCAATCAGCGTATTTAATGATGAATACTCCTGAAGATTC